GCAATTAGACATTAAGTCTGATGTGGTAGAGGATGTTAAAAAAGATGTAGCTAATAGTGAGGATGTATTTTGGGCCATTAGTGATAAGAAAGCTGTTAGTGTAGATCCTATGAAGTATAGAGATTTCTTATACAAGTATGGCTTTAATAAGTATTACCCTGAGAGGTCGGAAAAACCGACATTTGTAAGGGTGATAGAGAACAAAGTAAATCTATCCTCAGTGGACCAGGTTAAAGATTTTGTCTTAGCATATCTTATGAAGCAGAAGCAGGTGGATGTATGGAACTACTGTAGTAAATCACCCTACCTATTTACAGATGGACACCTTTCTATGCTAGAGCCCATTAGTTTAATGATGCTGCAGGATACTAAAGATGTGAGCTTTATCCCTTATCGTAATGGAGTGGTAAAGATTACTAAGGATAAGATAGATATTGTGCCCTACATAGATATAGATGGGTACATTTGGGATAGGCAGATAATTGATAGAGACTACAAGCCTACTAAGACCATTGAAAATGATTTTAAGAACTTTGTAGCTAAGGTATCAGCTGAGCAGAATACAAGGGTAGATGCATTAGAGACTACCTTAGGATATCTCCTTCATACCTACAAAGATAAAACAGATCAGAAAGCAATTATTTTTAATGATCAGGAGATAGATGATAATCCTAATGGAGGAAGTGGTAAGAGCTTAGTGTTGACTGCCATAGGTAAGATTAGAAATATAGTCAAAATAGATGGCAAAGCATTCAACCCACAAAAGTCTGATTTTGTTTATCAGCGAGTGAATTTAGATAGTCAGATTTTGGCCTTTGATGATGTTAAAAAGAACTTTGACTTTGAGCAGCTATTTAGTTTAATCTCAGAAGGGATAACAGTGAACAGAAAAAACAAAGATGAGATCTTTATCCCATTTGAAAGGAGCCCTAAGATTGTGATTACTACCAACTATGTGATAAGTGGTGCAGGTGGTAGCCATGATAGGAGAAGGCATGAGATAGAATTTAACCAATACTTTAATGCTCAGCGTAACCCTTTAGATGAGTACGGTAGGTTATTATTTGACAGCTGGACTGTAATTGATTGGTTAATCTTTGATAATTACATGATTAGTAACCTGCAGAAATTCTTATCAATGGGCTTAGTTAAGTCAAAAGCTATTAATGCAGATCATAAGAGGTTAATCTCAGCTACTAATAAGGAGTTTTATGATTACGCTATTGAGGGTAACATCACTATGGATGTTGTACACTATAACAACGTATCTATTCAGGACTTCCAAACTTACACAGGAGGCTATGCTGATCTAAATGCTCAAAGGTATTTAAGGATGGTAGATGAGTACTGCAAATTTAAGGGGTATATTTTTGATAAGGGCAGAAGTGCTGCAGGTAGATGGTTTAAGATTAGTAAGGTATGATGACTATAGAAGAGAAAAAACAAAAAGACCGTATAAAAAGAGAAAAACACAAAGGTCAAAGAAAGTTAGCAGCGTGGATTAAATTCAAAAAACAATGGGAAAATGAACAAACAAAACAAACAGAGACTACATGACCTTGAAGAGAAGTACATGAGCTACAGGTACCCATCAGCACCAGGGCACATCATCCCCTTCACTAAGTACTCAGATGCTACAGCTAATGGATTGACTAGATGCATCACTGACTTCCTTAACCATTCAAAGCACCAAGCTGAGAGAATTAATACAATGGGAGTATTCAGGCAAAGCTATAGAACCGATGGCACTAAGACTGCAGGGCAATGGACCAAGGGCACAGGCACTCCAGGATCTGCAGATATATCTGCTACTATTTATGGGAGATCTGTAAAGATAGAAGTTAAGATAGGTAAGGATAAGCAGAGTGTAGTGCAGAAAGAATATCAGTTAATGATAGAAGCTGCAGGAGGGATATATATCATAAGCAAGACCTTTGATGATTTTGTGGAGTGGTATGATATATTTAGCCAAAACTATAAAATTTAGCCACCTTTGGCGAAGTATAAATGTGCAGTAAGTATGAAAATTAAGTATTAATCTCAATAATTAACTAAAAAGAAAATGAAAGCTACCCTAGAATATAACCTACCTGATGATCAGGAGGAATTTAACCACGCTAACAATGGATTCAACTATTACATGGCACTTGTTGAGATGGATGAGTGGTTACGAAGTGAGTATAAGTACAATGATAAGGAGGATATGTATGAGGTAAGGGAGAAGCTAAGACAAATAATTTTTGAAAATAATGTTAAAATAGAATAATAAGTAGTATATTTGTAAACAATTAATAAACTAACCAATGGAAAAAACAACAACTAAGGCTGCAAAGCCTCAGGAGGTTGAGCAGCAGCCTGCTCCCTTCTATGTTCGCCTTCATCAGGCAAAACAACTAATCGGTAAAGTACATAAGAATGCTACTAACCCTCATTTCAAAAAGAGTTATGCTGATATCAATAGTATCCTAGAAACTGTTGAGCCTATCTTATTACAGCATGATCTACTTTTGCTACAGCCTATAGAAGGTGGTAGTGTATGCACTCAAATTGTATGTATCTACACTGGCTTTAGTATCTCTAGCTGTATGACTTTAGATCTTAGCTTGGATGCACAGAAGCAGGGCTCACAGATTAGCTACTTTAGGAGATACACTATACAGAGCTTACTTACTTTACAGGCAACTGATGACGATGGCCATATAGCAGCAACTGCTAAGCCTAAGATGGATGCTAAAAGATTTGCTGAGGCTGTTAAAGCTATAGCAGATGGTAAGTATACTGCAGAGAAGTTAAAGGATAGCTTTGACCTTAATGATACTCAGATTAATTCACTGCTTTTAATACCTATGATATGAAAATTAGATGCAGCTCAATAGGTAAGATAATGACATCACCCAAAACTAAAGGGGAGGTACTATCACAAACAACTAAGACGTATATCCAGGGCTTAGCCCTGGCACACGTTTATGGGATACGCAAAGAGTTTACCTCAAAGTATACTGATAAGGGGAATGAATGCGAGGATATGTGCTTATCATTTGTAATGGAGCAAGTAGATAAAGGCTTCCTGTTTAAGAATGAAGAGCAGTATAGTAATGATTGGCTAACAGGTACTCCTGATGTAGTTACTGATCAGGTGCTGATAGATGTTAAGAACTCATGGAGTGGCAGCACGTTCCCATGGTTTGAAACTGAGTGCCCTAACAAAGAGTACTACTATCAGCTGCAAGGGTATATGTTTTTGACGAATAAGCAGGAAGCACTGTTATGCTACTGCCTAACCAATACACCCCATGCTATTGTAGAACAGGAGGTAAAGAGTGCTCACTATAAGTTAGGGCTAATGGAAGAGAGCCTGGACCTAAGAGACCAGGTGCAAAAACAGCACAGCTTTGATCATATCCCTGATGCTAAGAGGGTGAAGACTTTTGTAATACAAAGGGATGAGGAGGTGATAGAACAAATCAAGGTGAGGGTAGAACAGTGCAGGGAGTATTTTAACGAACTAATAACACAACTATGAACAGAATACAATTTAAACATGAGGCAGCTATAGCTGCTATGAATGCCCTGCTAACAGAAAACCCTAATACATCTAAATTATTTATAGCTAAAGAAGCTGTAAAGATGGCTGAGATATTATCTCATGAGATGTATGGTGAAGAGACCAAGTGGCCTATAGTTAATGATGGTCCAATACCTGAGCCATGTTAGTGCTACTATCAATATTACTAGCCCCTGCTGTTGTGTGGGGGTGGGTAGTTACAATCAATTATTTATTAACAAATTTTAACAATGATTAACAATGGAAACTAAAAACAACACAGGTGCTATCTTTAAGAATGATAAAAAGACAAGCGAAACTCATCCTGACTATAAGGGTAAGGTGAATGTAAACGGTGCTGACATGGAGGTAGCTCTATGGCTTAAAGAAAGTAAGGCAGGCACAAAGTATTTTAGTGCTACATTTCAAGAGCCTTATGTAAAACCTGAAGCTAGAGTAGTAACTGATGAGCAGGATGATGATTTGCCATTCTAAATAATATTACTATATTTGGGCCATGACTTTACTAGCCCTTATACCATTAGCTTGGTGGTTTGTTACTTTTGATCCACTGCAAGCAACCTTTAACAGCTTATTTAAGTATAACACCAGGTACCCATTAGCCATACATATACACTCTGCACTAGGATGTATTAAATGTGTGGCTTTTTGGCTTACTATATTTTGTACCTTTGATTTTATTTTAGCATGTCAGGCTGCACTGCTTGCTTATATACTTGATGAATGTTTACAGAAGCTGAGATAGAACTCGTAGATACAATAGCTAAGATGCCTGATGCTGATAGGTATACTAAGTACTCCTGTATCAAATTATTTAAGATTAAAGAGAAGTATGAAGGTAGACAGCCTAGGGAGTGCTTCTGTGCATCTACTCGTAGGAGGATATGGTCCAAAGATTTTGAGATATGGTATGAAAAAAGCCTTAGACAGTTACATTAGCAGCAACTATGCTGAGGTGAGGGCATACACTGCCTACTTTCTATCTAAGATGGGGAGCTATATCGATGCTGATACTGTTATCAATAACTCTTACCTTCACGTGGTTACAATAGATGGTGATCCTACTAATGTTAAGGCATACCTACTCAACACAATCAAGTATCAGGTACTATGGTCCACATCCAAGAGCAACCGAGATGATAAGATAACAGCCATTGAGCACCCACTAACTGAGCCTATAGATGATGATGATCTGATGCATAAGCTGAGGGAGGACAAAAGGTATTCATTTCATAAGGGATTGATAGAGATCTATAGAAAGCAGATAACAGATAAGGTAGAATTAATAGTATTTGAAGCTTATATTGATAAGGGGTACATAACCAGTAGAGCATTAGCTACTTATTTCGGAATAACACATACTCCTGCTTACTATTTGATAAAGGAATTAAAACAAAAAATAAACAAATTACAATATAGGTATGAAACCGAGTCAAGTAATTAGTACCTTTAGCCTGTTGATAGCTCTGAGCTGTGGACTTGCATTGTTTTGTTTAGATTATGTTTGGGCTTCAAGAGCAGCAGGATTATGGATAGCATTTTATTATACATTTTTAATTTTAGATCAATATGAAAACAAAGAATGAACACTTAGGAACGTACATCACTACCTACAATGGCAACTATGAGACTACTATAGAAGTAACTGAAGAGATGGCCAAGGAGCATAAGTACTATACCTCTATGGGGTTAGGTTACTTGTTTGAAGAGACCACTCCTAAGGTAAAGTATAAAGGGGTAGAAAATGAAAAAGCAGATTAGCTCTACTTCGACACTATCTAAGCCCAAGGTTAAGAGACCAGGTGTTCACGCTAAGACTAAGAACTCTAAGCTGAAAGCATCTAAGAATTATGTTAAACAATATAAACAACAGGGATAATGCCTAAGCC